GCTAACACGGCTGCAGGATCTATGAAGCGTTTAGGTGTCGCCCTTGGCGAAGCTAAAGAAGGTGTCGGCGCTGCACTTCTGCCAATCCTTGAAAAAGCTCTGCCGGTACTACAAAAGTTTGCAACGTGGGCACAAGACAACCCGAAACTAATTACTGCTGTCGCAGCTGCTTTTGGCGTCCTTGCTGCATCGGTTGTAGTAGTTAATGCTGCCATGGCCTTAAACCCAGTAGTGCTTATTACGGCTGGCATTGTTGCATTAGGTGCCGCACTTGTTATGGCCTATAAAAAGTTTGACACTTTCGGCATGGTTGTGCGCACTGTAGTTAATGGCGTTGCTACCTATTTTGAGTTTTTAGCCAACGCTTATATCAAAATGATTAACTTGGTTATTAAGGGCATTAACTTAATTAAGCCTGGCAAAGACATTGGAACTATTGGTGAAGTCAGTTTCGGCAGGCTTGGCGGCAGTGATGACTCAGTAAGCACAAGTGTTCGGGCATTTGAGGAATCACAAAAAATGTCAAGTGTCCCGGCAGGTGTTGATGAAACTAATTTTGACAGTGTGATTGCTGCAGCAATTACAAGTGCAAAAATAAAGCCAACGAAAGCACCAACTATTGACAACACGTCTGGTAATGCAGGCGGCTTTGCTAATGCAGGCATTGGCGGCATTGGGCCATTTTCTAACTTAACAATTAACGCCGGACTAATTAGCACCCCAGACCAAATTGGTCAGGACATTATTGCTGCAATTCAAAAAGCCGAGCGTCGTAGTGGTCAGGTCTTTGCGCCAGCATGAGTACACCGACTATGCAAGTGCTGGTGGGCTTTCAAAGCACAACTGGCTTTGGCACACCCTTTCAATTAAACGATGCGTTTTATGGTGTTTTAGATACTGCAGGCCGTGGCACTTTAGGTGGAGTTACCTTTGTCGATCTCACAAGCCTTGTAGAAAATGTAAACATTAATCGTGGGCGTTCACGCCAGTTAGACCAGTTCAATGCTGGGACAGCCACGATTGCTTTTGACAACGCCAGCCAAGTGCTTAACCCAAGCAACACCTCAAGCCCTTACTACCCGTTTGTACTGCCACGATGCCCTGTACAAATCTTGGCTAATGGCATACCGATTTACACCGGGCTAATTACTGACTGGAATCTTGACTACGACATCAGCAACCAAGACATGATGTACGCGTCATGCTCTGACAATTTCACGGTGCTTGCTAACCAGTCACTAAACGCTGTCACGCCATCGGCACAAGCCACTGGTGCACGTATTAACGCAGTGCTAGACCTTGCCGAAATTAACTACCAAGGCGCTCGATCTATTGACACTGGCTCTTCTACGCTTGGCGCTTTTGCTATCAGTCAAGACACTAACTGCCTTAACTATCTGCAGCTGGTAAACACCAGCGAGCAGGGCTATTTGTTTATGAGCGCTAACGGAACTCTGACCTTTAAGGGCAGGTCTAGTGTTCTTAACCCGGTGGTTGGCGCAACTTTTAACACTAACGGCACAGGCATTAGGTACCAGTCGCTTATTAACCAATTTGGTGACGAGCTGCTCTATAACTACATAGTGACCCAATCGCCAGCAGGAGCAAAACAAGAAACCAGCGACTTAACCAGCATTGCGCTTTATCAGGCTCAACAGTATTCACTGACGGACTTGCTCAATAGCACTACTACAGAGGTTGCTGGCCTTGGTAACTATCTGCTTGGCAAATACAAAAACCCAGTGTTGAGGTTTACAGGGCTATCTACCGAGATGTCAGCACTTTCGGCCACTGATCAAAACATTGTGCTGAATCTTGACATGACTAGTATCTGCACTGTAGTTAAAAACTTTGTTGTGGGCACGCCAGCCACTGAAACCCAGACCCTGATTGTGTCCGGCATTAGTCATAACATCACACCTGGCAGCCATATTGTTTCGTACACTTTTGAAAGTACGGACGGCAACCAATATCTAACCCTCAACGATGCAATCTTCGGAACGCTCGACTACAACCTTTTAAGTTTCTAAAGGAGACACATTATGGCAGTATCACCCAACACCAACTTCACGGCAGGACAAATACTCACGGCCCAGCAGGCTAATAACTGGCCTCGTGGCGTCATGGGTTATGTGGACAGAACAGCAGGCAACATAACAGTCACAACGACGATTGCAGACTTGACAGGCATGACAATTACTTTCACAGCAGAAGCCAATCGCCTCTATCAAGCAACTTGGCAATGTACAGGAACTAAAGACACAACAGCCGGAATCACAGCCGTGTATTTAACTGACAGCGCAAACACAAAAATTGGTTCGACAAATGTGTATCAAATCGCAGGTGGTTTCGCATCTTTAAACGGGGCAATTACGTTTTCAACTACAGCAGGTAGCAAAACTTACAAATTAAGAGCAGATACAAACATCAACACGTTTACTGCTTACGCAGTAGCAACTTTGCCTTTGCAATTTACAATCACAGACCTTGGACCAATCTAATGCGAAAAAGCCTGATTCTATTGGTCTTTTTAGCCTCGCTTACGGCTTGCGCTGATCGTGAACGGCTTAACTGCCCACCGACAAAAAACAAAGCCCTTTCGAGCGTTACCAACACCATCTCACCCGAAACAACCACAGCCCCCCGATACGCGACAGGAGCCAAGTGCCGATGAAACCAGACAACAGACACACCAACGAAGAAATTAAAGCCCGAATCGTCATGATCGTGGCCATCGGACTAACCCTGTCATTTGTAGGTTCAGTGTTTACAATCCTCTACGGATTGCTATTTGTGACCCAGCCTGAAAAAATGGCCGAACTAGACGCGGCTCAAATCTCAGTGCTTAGCAGTATGTTGCTTACATTGTCTGGTGGCCTTATTGGTCTGCTGGCTGGCAACGGTCTCAAAGACCGACCTAAAGACCCACCAGCACCATGACCGTTAGACCGTACCCGTACTATCCATCATGGGATGGCAAAGGCACACAGCCCGTCACCGCAAAACTTGTAGAGTTGTGCAAAGCGCGCTGGGGCATGACCTCACTAGGCACATACGCCAATAGACCGATGCGAAACAACGCAGGGCTATCCGTACACGCCACCGGCTATGCAGCTGATCTGAAATATAAAGACGAAGCCCAGGCACGTATTATCTGGGACTGGTTTCTAGCCAACAGCAAAGCCCTAGGACTGTGCGAGATGCACTGGTACGCCTACGGCGAGTACGGCGCTGGCTACCGCTGTAGTCGAGGCGAAGGCAAAGCTGGTGTCAAAATCTTCACAGCTGATGACAACGCAGGCTCATACCAGGGCTCGCCTAATTGGCTGCATATTGAAGTGGCCAAGCAAACGCCAGAACACTTCGAGCAACAATTCAGAGCGCTTAAATAGGATTCCTAGACACTGTTTGAGCAGTGCTAGGGCTAGGTGGTGGGTACTTTGTTTCCATTGGGTATCCACCACCGACTTTCTAAATTGTGTAAAGTAACCACCGCTACTCAAATAGCAGAAAGTCAGAGGAAACATGACATACACCGACCTACCACTATTCAGGGCAACAGACCCCGAAACCTCACGGCAAATTAGCCCGATACGGGTGGGAACCCATCGAGCGTTACTGTTGGAACAGTATTACTACGCAACTCTTGGCCTGACCGATGAGGAAGCAGGCGCTCGATCAGCGTTGGCTGGTCACGAAATAAAGGGCTACTGGAAGCGCTGCAGTGACTTGCGCACCATTGGACTAATTCAAGACTTAGGCATCCGTAGAGCGCTCCTGAGTGGCTCTCAGGGCATTGTGTGTGGCATCACCCAAAAGGGTATGGACATGGTGAGGGGTTGGGCATGAAAACCTACACCCACGAGCAAATGGTCATAGCCGTACTATTCGGCTGGTGCCTTTCCTGGGCTTATTTTAAGCTCGCTAACCGCTACTGGAATAAGTGATGATACCGACATGGGGCTATGTGGCTCTAAGGTCTAAAGATAAGAAAACCATGGTGCAGGTCTTTACAGACTTGTCCACAGGCCTGATTGTCTATACCCAAGTGTGCACACGTGCACAGTCTTGGCATTCATGGGGGCCGCCAACAGAAGTAGAGAGAGTTGATTAAGAAACTCATGGCACTAACGCTTATCCTCGCCCTATCCGCCCCAGCCCACGCAAGTGCAGCTAGTGACGCCCACGCCAAATACCAAGGCGTACTGCCTGACGCTTACTACGATCAGTTAGCCCGGTGCGAAACTGGTGGCAACTGGCAACACTCCACAAAGTCCTACACGGGTGGGCTGGGCATTCATCGCCAAACTTTTCGCACTTGGTCAAATTACAACTCAGCCAAGGGGCTTAGCCCCATCGAGCAAGTCAAGGTCGCTGATGCCGTTGCTTTTAAGAGCCACATTGAGCGCTCAGGCCGTAAGGTGTGGCGCGTTGGGCCGTGGGGCTGGGGCTGTCTTAAAGGGCAAAAACACCTACAAGCTTTCATCTGTCAATCCCGTCACAAGGATGTGCA